CTTGGGGTTGGTTGTGAACAATTGCGACCCATCGCACTTAGGAATGGTTATCTTCAATTTTTGAATCGTGGCTTTGATAAGCTAGAGTGCTTATGCAATGAGGGCTTGGTAAATCAAGGAAAAGGCCATAGATTACGTCCTAATCAAGAGCCAGAGACTGTTGATAATATTCGCAGCAATCTTGCGCGTATTAATTCGATTTCACAGCAAATTGTTGAAATTGAAAACACTATTTCAACTAGTTATGAAACTTCTGCTAAGGACTTTGGCAAGTTGATGGTGCATAATGAAAGGCTTCGTAGACAAATAGAGTCTTTGAGGCGTAGTATAGTCAAAATTTATCCTAATATAGATTTTCGACCAACACATGCAGGTTTTACAAATCATGCTAAGAGTTTTAATGCTACGCTTATTAATAGTTTTGTTTCCGAAATCCCTGATCATCTACCAGCATTGCTTTCAATTGCAACCCAAGCTTTTAGTTTGGCGCATTATGCAAGCAAATGCTCAACCGTATTTGACTGGACTGTTTTTGTTTCCAGTCTTTTGGCGAGGTTTGCACTTTCTAATTGTTGCCTTGAGGATTTGACCACTTTTATTATTGATATTATAAGTGAAGATGGTTGGGTTGAAGATGATGAGGATGTGCCTCCTTCTTCTAAGTTTAATGGACTTAAGAATCACGCCGGTGAAGCTAAAGTAGAGATCAACGTCTTTGACAATATGGTTGATATGCTTAGTAACCAATGGTCTCTTTTAAGGAAAATCATGGCAGTTGGAATATGCCTTAGTTTTTGCAGTGTTAAAGACCAGATGGATGTTTTTCCCTCTTGTGCTAAAGCCGCTGTCCTTTGGATTACTGGGTTTAGTGCAGACGTTAAAGACCTGCCAAAACTTATCATTCAAATTGTCGAAGAACTCTCTAAAAGGATTTATAGAGTTTTCATCACTGGTGATTTTGCCACCTTGTTTGCTGATGATCCACCACCTTTAATTAAGCGTGTATTGGATTTTCAAAATAATGCTAGGTCGCATATGACGGATACAGAAATGATGAGTGAAGTAGTAGTTCCGGTTGATTTTCCTGTGCTTTTAGCACAAGGTCAAGAGCTGATTAAAGAATTAGAGTTAGCTATTGCCAGAGTTAGTTTAACGCCTGATGGCATGACTTCTAGAGGTTACTTTTTGTCAGCCTTGAAAGAGACGTTAAGTTGTTATCGAGACCTTGAACACTACAATAGGAAAAGAGGTTATAGACGAATGCCATTTGGTATAGCTTCTATTGGCCCTCCTGGGGCCGGTAAGTCACATGCTGTACCTTACATGTTCGCTCAGATTTTCCCAAGTTTGGCTGGCGTTAAGTACGATGAACGATTGGTAGCCCCCTTAAACCCTTCAGAGAATTTCCAAAGTGCGCCCACAGCAGCACATCTTGGTTTAGTTATAGATGACATTGGTCAGATTATAGACAAAGATGGTTCAGCGCAAAGGAATATTTTCCAAATCATGTCCTGCACAGAATATTATTATGATAAAGCAGAGGTTCATGAAAAGGGTAGGGTACCTTGTAACGCATGTGCAGTTATTGTCACATCAAATGACGATAATTTAGGTGCAGTTAACAAGATTCATTCGATGTCAGCTTTGTTTCGCCGTTTTGTAATTGTCCAGTTTTCCCTTAGACCAGAGTGTATTCGTGAAGGCGAGTTTTACAAGAATCCCGATTTCCTTAATGATTATTGGTTAGTGGACGTAGTCCGCAAAATGCCTACTGTCACTAAAGGGGAGGCTTGGGATCCTAATGCTGTAACAGAGACCATTTATACTACAACTGATGGTGTCAAGTGTTCTCAGGTATCTCTTAAAATTGCTTTAAAGGCTATTAGTGAGCTTGCTGTCAAACATCGTTTGGCTCAGGATGCCGCTGAAAGAGCTTATGCAAGCAAGGACATGACTTCTATTTGTGATGATTGTTTTTGTTTAAAAGCTTATTGTGAATGTATGAGAAATCATGCCCGCGGTTTTAGTGTTTTCTCTTCTAGGGAAAAGAACGCAAAAATTGCTAGAAAACATTCTCGACAGCGTTTGACTGAACAAGCTTTAGCGGCTAAGACACCCGAGTTAGGTCTTTTAGACAAACTTTGGTATCATATGCCAGGTGCTGTTAGGCTAGAAGACTACTTTCGTGGTGTTTTGGTCGGTAACAATGAGGCTTTTGAAGCTATGTCTAAACGTTTTAGAGCGGTTGGAGTGGGAGCTGGTTTACTGGCTCTTTCAACTACTGGAGGCGGATTGGTCACATTCTTAACGGGTCTTACAGCTGCTACTGTTGAAGCGGCTATACGTCGTGTTGACTATCTCAAAGACATTTCAAAAGAGAATCCTAAAGAACCAGAACGTCAAGAAAAGCTTGTTCGCAAGTTTTGTCAATTTTTCACTTTTGGCAGCCTTCTACTTTTA